GTACTCGATCCAGTGGTTGCTGCCACCCTCGAGCGCACCAACCCAAATGCATTCTGCAATCTCTTCCCACTCCGCCCTGTTTGGCGAATACACCAAATGAATTGTCGGTATACCAGCGCAACCCATTTGAACTTCTGCATCAATACTCATTGTCCATCCTCCAACATGATTTTTATTCTGTCATATGTCTCGAAACTCGAAACCTCGTATGGGTGGTCTTTTCTTGTGACCCGCGTTTCTATGGCACGAACCTGCGGCCACCCATCCCCACTTTGCATATCACTGCATTCCTTATCTTCCGCGTAATCTCTGGCTTCTTGCAAAGAATCAAAGGTCTTATCCAAAACGAAAACCGAAAACTTCCATCCGTTATCAGAAACGTGGCTCATAAGTCACCCCCATCAATAGCTTGCTAGTTAATGAACGATACCGCTGCTCAAGCGCAGTCGTATCCATCCCATCCCACTCAGCATCGCGCAACGCACGATAAGCCAACTGGCATTCCACATTTACATCAAGCAAACGATCATCATCGCTGACCTGATATTTGGCAAACTCATCACGATACATCACTTCACCTCGTTTTTTCTTCTGAAATTCTACAAGCCTCAAGAAGCAACCACTCTTGATAATCATACATGTCCTCAACACCCGCATCGGCTGGTGGTGGCGGAGCCTGTTCGCATAACTCTGAATATACCTCGTTAAACAAAACCTCTTCTGCATGCTTATCCATTCTTCTTACCTCCGTAAGCAATCCGCTTAGACATAGCCGCCTTTAACCATGCCCGATTGTTGATAGACAAATGCAAGACACGCGCACCTAGTGTCGGCTTGCGTAAACCTACCGTCATCGGAACTTGAACCTTCGACCTCGAACCTCGGTGCTGTTGCATATATCTGCCCCTCTGCTATAGTCAGTTATCTTATGAAGAACAATTACACGAATTCATAAGACCGTCAAATGTTTTTTTATAAATAAAGATAAAAATAGACTCGGATTAAAAAGTGCAGTTTTTGGGACTAATTTAGCCAATAGTGTTTTCTCACCATTTTTGAAAAATTATTTTTTTTTTTTGAAATTTACTGTAACAACGTAACAAACGTAACAAGTCAAGGTGAGTAAGGGTTGTAGCTGTTACAGTCATGTGTGAATGTTACAGTGAAACGTAACAAACAAGGTTTTATCAGCCCCTTCGAGGTTTTATTTTAGAAAAAAGGTTTACTGAAAAATGGTGAGAAAAGACTATGGGTTCTGAAAATGAGGTAAAAGGCAAGGTCGGAAGGAAGGCTGGTCTGACCAATCGACAGCGAGAATTTGCCAAATATATAGTCGAGGGCATCTATTCTAATGCGGAGTGTGCGCGCAAGGCTGGCTATTCTGAAGACAGTGCCAACGTGCAAGCTTCGAAGCTGCTCAACGGCAGGGATTTTCCCGACTGTGTAGCTCTGATAAAAGAACTACGCGAGGCAAGAGAACGCCGCTATTCGATCAGCCTGACCGGACAGCTTAAAAGACTGGACGAACTATCGCGCAGCGCGGAAGAGGCTGGTCAGTTTTCTGCTGCCATCAATGCGGAAAAGATCCGATCCGCCCTTGGCGGCCTCACCATTGACCGGAGAGAGGCCAACCACATCCATCAGCTAGATAAGTTAAGCCGCGAAGAGATCACCGCCAGACTGGCTTCTATTCGCAAGCAATACCCCGCAGCTTTTGATGATATGAAGAGGGTTGAAGATGCCAAAAACAGAGAAATCACTATCGAGCCTATTGAAGCAGAATTTACCGAAGCGGACACATTACCAGAGGATTGAGAACCGCGCTGGTGAGGGCATGCCTGACGTTTATATGTGCTTGGATGGTGTGCCTGTCTGGCTGGAACTTAAAATAATAAAAAATAACCGAGTTTCGGTGAACAAATCACAAATCGCGTGGCATTTGGCGCACAATCGTTGCAATGGTGTTTCTTTTTTCTTGCTTCACGACCCCTCTGAGGGCGGTCTATTTTTATTTGACGGCGGTAAAGTGTTGGAAATCCAAGGTTCGAGGATCGATGACCTGCGACCTGCGTCCTTGTATGTGGGATCGATGAAGGGATTTGCTGCGGCCTTACGTTCTGCGGCCTTGGCTAGCTGGGCTGCGGGCTTTATTGCGTGATGCTGCGACCTGCGTCTTAGTATGTAGACACGCAAACACCGGAGACCTTGCGGCCTCCGGTGTCCAGAGCGAGAACTTATTGTTCTATCGTTTTGTGGTGCGTTGGTCAATCGATTAGTGCTGATAATATGTGACGTTTGAAACTTTACGATCCCAACAAGCGCGGCAATCTTTGCATTTGCCTTCTTGCGTTGGTGCCGGACATAGATGGCCGGTAATGTTTCCGCCGTGGCTGGCAACGGTGCTGGTGTTCTGCCAAGCTTTGGCTGGTGCGTCGTCGATCATATGGGCGGACATGCGAAGCGTGACGTTGGCCGGTAGGTTTCTGGTGCGTAGTACGTCGCCCCAAATCTTATATTCGCGTGACGGTATCCAATGAATTTTGTCTGGTGTCGCCTCGCATATATCCAGAATGTTATGCCCCATTGTCACACTATCCACGTCGCCACTGTCAAACCAACGGAATTCTGGTTTGCGTAGCGCGTTCAATACCGCGATCATGCGAGGCACGAAATCGATGGCGTGAAAAAATTCCTCGCGCCGTTCCATAGCTGCCTTTACGTTCGGCATGTTATACATGCCCTTGAGCGCATAGCACTTTTCGCAGGTGCTGCCTTTGATCTTGCGTAATTTCTGGCCGACATGGCAAAGCCGCGCTGATCTGCTGATCGAATGCCCGGGCATTTTAGATACGTTGGAAAGCATTTTCTTGTCTTGTTGCATGGTTCTCACTCCGTTGCAGGTTGNNAGCACCATCACGCCAATGGCGATCAGCATGCATTGCAAGAACAATTCAGCAACAAACTTGCCATCCGATCCGCTTGGATCAATGGCAAGGGCGGAGAATAGCAGGATTGAACCTGCTATTCCCAACACTATCCGCGCTGCCTTAAACATTGGCAATGCGCCACTTCGAACCGTCCGCCGTTGTTATGCGCTCGATCTTGGCGCCAGCGCGGCGGAGATCGGTCAACACGGTCGGAATGCTCGAATGCGAAAGACCTGTCACATGGCGCAAGCTAGCGGCAGTCGTCCAGCCCTTTGATAGCTTGCGCTTGGCGGAAGCAAGTGTCGTCGGTGCCAGTCGTGCCTTGCTGATCTTATAACCGCGCTTGACCGGCTCCGGCTCTTGGATCTTGAACGCGACTCGTTCGCCTGAATTCTCATTCAGGCCGATAGACATAACTATCTCGCTACGTCCGTTTTCGTCGTCTTGCCATAGATACAAGGTGCCGCGACCGTGGGTGTTGACCTCGTATTCGACTGTTTTGATATCATTCAATCCAAGGAATAGATGCGATAGGTTTACGTTTTTCATTATACTGCCTCACTCTTAATAATTGTTTTACCTGATTTGATTGTCCAGATTGTATCTGGCTCGAGCTTCATCCGCCGAACGCCGCCGACCGTGAAGTCACGATAGGCAATGATGGTCGGATGATCGTCGGTCAACCGTTCGTCAACCTCGATCTGTCCATAGGCATGACGCAATGAACCGTCCGCCTTGGTGAATGTTGCTTTGAATATCCGGCCTTTGATCTGGTCGGTGATAGTGTCTCGAAGTGTCATAGCTATATCCTTTCTCACTCGATTGGCTATAACCCATAAGACCATACGGGTTATAGGACTGTCAACAATTAAATAAGATAATAAAAGATAAAAAAAGATAATTAAATGCTTTACAGGATAATATAAGACGTGCTAGCTTGGGGTTACTGGCTCCGATAGTCAGGCAGGTTCGGGCTTGCTCGACCCCCCACCCCCAATATTTGGGGGGGGCTTACTACCCATGCGCCCTGTAGTAGTTGGGTTGATAAATTCATTTGGAAGTATTATCATTCGGGCATGCTAGATAGTTTAGACGCACTGCCTGATGAGGTATTAAAAGAACTACTGTTACTGGAAGAGCAGAAACAGAGGTTGGAAACTCGTGAGCAGGCCCAAAAATATTTCCTGCCCTATGTCAAACACGTCTATGACGGGTTTATCGAGGGCCGCCATCATAGAATCATTGCTGAAAAGCTAGAGCGGATAGCTAGTGGTGAATTAAAGCGCCTGATTGTGAACATGCCCCCCAGACATTCTAAGTCTGAATTCGCATCCTTCCTCATGCCTTCGTGGTTCTTGGGCCGAAATCCGAAGCTAAAGATCATTCAGGCCACTATGAATACTGAGCTTGCTGTTCGTTTCGGTAGAAAGGTTCGTGACTTGATTGCGGACCCTATATATAAAGATGTATTTCCGAATACAGACTTGAAACAGGACAGCCAAGCTGCTGGTCGATGGGAAACTAGCGCAGGCGGGGAATATTTTGCGGCAGGGGTGGGCGCTGCAATGACCGGTCGTGGTGCTGATTTGCTGATCATTGACGATCCGCACTCGGAGCAGGACGCTTTGTCGTCTACTGCTTATGATAATGCGTACGAGTGGTACACATCTGGGCCACGCCAGCGTCTTCAGCCGGGGGGAACCATCATTATTGTCCAGACCCGGTGGTCTAAGAAGGATATCACGGGCCGGTTACTGCAAGCGCAGGCAAAAGATATGATGGCTGATCAGTGGGAAGTAGTAGAATTTCCTGCCATTATGCCGTCGGGGGAACCATTGTGGCCTGAATTCTGGGCCAAGGACGAACTTCTAAAGGTAAAAGCCTCGCTGTCCCCGGGCAAATGGAATGCTCAGTGGCAACAGGATCCAACGTCCGATGACGTTGCTATGGTCAAGCGAGACTGGTGGCAGACGTGGGAAAAGGAAGATATTCCTCGTTTAGAGTATGTAATTCAGTCTTACGATACCGCGTACAGTAAAAAAGAGACTGCTGACTACACGGCGATTACGACGTGGGGAGTGTTCCAGCCTAACGAGGACGGCGACCAGCATTTAATTTTGATGGATGCGAAGAAGGACCGCTGGAATTTTCCTGAATTAAAAAGCGTAGCCATAGAAGAAAACGAGTATTGGGAACCTGATTTGATTCTGATTGAGGCGAAAGCTTCTGGTACCCCCTTGGCTGATGAACTCCGGTTACTGAACCTCCCTGTGGGCACATATTCCCCCGGTCGGAGGAAGGGGGGCGGAGGAATGGACAAAACCACCCGCATGCATATGGTATCCCCTTTGTTTGAATCTGGAAAAATTTGGGCACCGGACAAAAAATTCGCGGACGAGGTGATCGAGGAAGTAGCATCATTTCCCAATGGCGAACATGATGACTTTTGTGATAGTATGACTATGGCTCTGATGCGTTTTCGGCAGGGGGGTTTTATTACTTTAGACGGTGAAGAAGTTGAAGACTGGTCGCCGCCTCGTGTGAGAGAGTATTATTAATGGCTGCTAAACTTTATCGTGACCTAACCTCTGAAGAGAAGCAGGCTCGTGACACAGAGTTAAAAGACATAGCTCGTGGTGCGAAGTTTGCTCCTATGGATTTGCTTGGCGCTCCGGTAGACATCATCAACATGGCAATGGGTGCGGTTGGTGTTCCTGTTTCTGACAAGCCTTTTCTTGGATCTGAGTACCTAATCGATAAATACGCTGACTTAGGTGAGGCAATTGGTGTGGACTATCAGCGGCCCACCGGATCTCAGGCAGAGACCATTGGTCGTTTAATCGGCGGCGTGGCTGGTGTTGGGGGTGAGGCTGCGCTTTTGGCCCCCGGTATCGGCAAGCTATTTGCTAGGACCACAAAAACCCGAGGTTCGGGGACCGAGATAAAAGGTTCTGGGGCCGCTGAACTTGAAGCTCCGTCCACGGACCTTGGACCTTTGGTTCGCGAAGCTGGATCAGATGGTTTCGTGCCACTTGAGAAGACGGTTGGCGCACCGGGGACCTCGGGCGTTGATCGCAGTGTCATGAACAACCCGTTACATAGTAAAGAGATGGCAGTGTTTGGCGATGATTATTCGCCCCTTGAGAGTGTGTTGTTGAACGCTGAAGAGACTCTTGGGATGGGTAAGAAGGGCTTTACTGGCGAACAGATGGCTTCGAGGCTGAAGAAGGCTGGTATTCAGGATGAAGAGCTTGAGGCTTCTGGGATTGCGTCATTCTTAAAAGAGAACAAGACTGTTAAAAAATCTGCGGATGATTACTTGCAGTATTACAATCAAAACGCTCCGAAGATTGGCATGGAAATAAACGCCAATGATGTAGCTGGTGGGAGTCAGCAGATAGTAAATCTGCCGCCGGGCATGACAAAGTACGAAGAGCTTGTATTTTTTGATCAGGGAGTGCGGAACAACCCGGATTTCTCTCCTGCGGCCACGCCCTATAATTTAGATCACTTCCGTTTTAGTACGCAGGCTCCTATAGGTATGGCTCGTGTGAATCAGCTTGACGATCCTATTACTGGTGGCAAGGCTACGATTGGTGGTGAGTATCAGTCAGATTTGACTGCGGATTTAACGAGGCAAGCACGAGGTGAAGAGACTGGTGTAGGGGAAAATTTAGTGGAGTTGACCCCGGACCTTGTTCGTAAGTTTAAAGGCTTTGACGAAAAGATTCAGGACCATCCTAAATTCAAAACGCTACCTGACATTAATGCGCGTATTAGTTCGGCTAATTCTGCTGAACGCATTGCTGCTGCTGCTACTAACGAGGCAAACCGTTTTGCTAGGGGTATTAGCGCCAAATTTGATCCCAAAGCCACGGACCCCGCAGAAGTAGTAAAAGACGTAGAAAGTTTAATTGCCGATCCTGCGGCTAATCCTATGGCTAAGTTTAATATGATTGATCGTACAACAAACGCGACTAAGTCGGCTGTATATCAAAGTATGCCTGTTATTAAGGAAAATGGTTTCAGTGATGATGTTGTCTCTGCTGCGACAGAGTTGGGGCTGCGTAAGGTAAATACTGAAAACATGGAAATGGGCGACACGGCTGCGTTCATACAAGAGAACGAGTCTGTTTTAAAACAAATACTGGGTATACCCGCTGATGCAAAAGTTGTGGGGGATATGCCTCGCGGGTTAGATTTATCGGGAGAAGTTGCCTTTAATGCTAACCGAGCAAAAGTAGAGGCTTTGGCAGAAGTTGCGACGAATGTGGCTACAGAGTTCCGGTCGGCTACATTCCCTACTTCAAGAATGTTTGTAGACAAGGCTGAGATTGCGGATCAAATACTTCCCAAGTCGCTGGAAGCTGTAAAGAGTAGTATGAGACAGATCAGGTCTACGCATGACGATTACTTGAAAGCAAAGGACGAAGTGATTCGTTTAGATATTAAATTAGCTGGCGACATGAGAATGAAGCAAAACGCTATGAAAGAGCGTAGAGATATCATAAACGACGCAGTTGATGACACAACCGAGAGCGCCACAGATTCAGCTTTATACAAACAGTATAAGTATGAGACAGAAGGCGACATAGCTGGATTGGCTGATTTAACTTCAGATTCGTTTAGCAGCTTTGACCTTGATGCTCGATTTGTCCCTAAGAATCCGTTTAAAACGAACAGTCAGGCTATGAAGTATCAGGTCAACAGAGCTATTAAGCATGCGGTAGAAACTGGTTCAGACCGTTATTACTTCCCCGATTACCGAGACATTGCGGAAGTGCCAGATAGACTGGGTAATGCGATTAAGAAAGCTCAAAAAGATGGGGACATAGAGCGCCTAGAAGAGTTAATGAAGAAAAGGGATGCGTACAAAGCCACCTATCAGGATGTTCCGGACATGATTATTAAGGAACTACAGCGGCAATACCCTGACTTAAAGACAGGTACTGTTGATCCGAAAGATCTGGGGTACATAGGTGAAAGTGATATCCCTGCTGTTCAGGCAACTAGACCTATGCGGTATATTGATCTTGCGCCTATGAAGGGAGAACCCGGATCTAATTCTACTTTTGCGGTCCGCAGATACAAGGACGGTGGCAAGGTTGACTTACGTTCTGGTATCGGTGATATATTTAAGGTATATTCATAGGATGCGAACAGACAAACAGATTATGGCGACGGCGTTGAAGAATATTCAGTCTCTTACGGA